TCATTTTTATAAACGTCAGGCTCATGATAAATTTCATAATACTTACCTTTGCGATACTTGCGATCGCGATTCCACTTATGAAATTTGTCTAGGAAATTACTCATCATCTTCTACATCTCCTGCAGGAGTGGTATCTAGATTACCAGCAACAGCAGAACTGAATTGATAGTTCTTACGAATCCATTCTTTGAATCCGTCATCCGCAAGAATGCTATCCCAGAATTCGGCACATTCAGTATCAGCCAAACGCCACTTCTTGGCTTCAACTTCGCCAGTGGCGGTATTCACTTTTGCATACCAACCTACATTAGGCTTCGTAACATGACCAGACTCAAGTGCCATGTCAAGAAGACCACTGTACTTGCTAATGCCGCCATCGAAGCGAACTGTGACGGGGATCTTGGCTTTTTCACGAACATAGCGAGACTTCTCCACGTTGATGATAAAGTTATAACCAATCAAATCAGTACCTTCTTTTTCTTGCTGACGACCAAGGATGTAGATGTTATCAGCAGAGTAATAGGAACCTGTTCCGCCGCCGACAATATCCTTGGGATACAAACCTATTTCTTTATAGGTGTGATTTACTACAACCATAGGAATGTCTTTTAAGGTGAGATGAGGTGTTACCATACGGAACAGGGATTTTATTTGCTTTGCGCGGCTCATGTCAGCGACTGACTTACCATCCAACGCATCCTCGACTTCTTTCTTCGAAGCCAAGTTACCAATTGAGTCAATGACGATCATTACACGCTCGCCACGCTCGATGTTAGTCAACTGTTGCATAATGTCAAACTTCAATTGCTCAACGTCCGTGATTGGAGTATGAACAACGCGATCGGTATCAATACCAAACGAAGTGAAATAGTTTTGTGGAGTACCAAACTCTGAGTCGTAGAACAATACAACTGCATCTGGATACTTAACCTGATATGCTTTCACCATCAAGAGACTGAACGCAGTCTTGAAGTGCTTTGACGGACCAGCCCACATCGTAAGACCAGGAGTGAAACCGCCATCAAGGTCGCCAGAGAAGGCAACGTTCACAACGGGAATGCTGGTTTGAATCATGTCCTTTGCGGCAAAGAACTTGGAACGAGCAAGAATTGCTGAATCCTTAATCGTGGAATTTTTCTTAATCTTATCAAGTAAACTCATTTGTATCTCCTATGAGAAAAAGTCATCTAGCGAATTAGTTTTCTCGCTCTTCCAGTTAATACTGTCAAGAACAATCGTCAACGGATCGAGAAACGCTTTCTCGAATTGAGTATCATAATCTAAATATGGTCCCAAGTCAAATTCTTTCGGGATAGTTGTTAAGAACGATATGACGCTACATTGAAGTGGGTTTGGTTCCTTTACATACAAGAACTTTATCTTTTCGCCTTCTTTGATTTCCTGATACTTCTTTTCAAGGTTCTTTGTACGGATCGCATTATTAAAAATAAGTGCACCCTTAACATGAATTGGTGTACCTTTCGCATAAACACTATTCTTGTCAGCATATTCTCTTACTCCATTCACCGATCTCGGGAATGCAACATCTTCAACAGGTAATGTCTTAAACTCTTTGCGGAAGTTTGCAATAAACTGAATCAAGGTATCTTGATCTTTTGTGAGAATAACTTCAAACGCTTCCTTAATCTTTTCGCGGCAAGCATTCGGCGTTGAAGATTTAACCGCTTCAAGACCCATGATCTTAAGTTTCGGTTTCTTGTATTCAACACCTTCGTTATTATACACATTGATCAGATAACGCTTCTTTGCAGTCCAAATCGCTTTGTCAGCAAGAGCCTCGCGCTTCATCTTCATCTTCTGCGCATAAGCATTTACATACTCAGACAACTCCTGATATGATGCATCAATATATGGCTGCAGTTTCTGATCACAAAACTGATCCATTGCACGAATGATCTTTAACTTCTCAACCTTTTCGATGTTCGGTATAGACTTCTTGATAAGTGGTCCGAGATTCAAATAGATTGAATCGGTATCTGAAGCAATTACATAATCAGCATTTCGCGTTTTAACAATGCCGTTGATATAGGCATTAAGTTTATTTTCAATCCACCGAATAGATAACTGACCGCTGAGAGTGATCGCTTCAGCAATACGAATATCAAAGAAACGGAAGTATTGATTGCCGATAGCACCGTAAGCCGAGTTCAATGTTACTTTCTTAGCCAACTGAATGTTATTGAATTTAGCAATTTGCTTTTCGAGTTCTCGCTTTTCAGATTCTGAAACAGATTTCTCGAGTAACTTCTTTGCTTCAGTCGCTTTGTTCTTGTACATGGCGCGATCTTCATACATACGCTCCATGATCTCGGACAAGAATCCTTGCTTGCTGATATCAAACAGTTGACCGTTTGGCGTTACCGTAACATTCAACTTCTTTAATTCTTCAGTTGGTATCTTACCATCAAGCAGTGAATCGACATTGATCTTACTACCCCATTGAGACATAAACTTACGCATTTCATCCGTATAGTTTTTAGGTTCAATCAACATTTCAGGTGAAAGATTGTATTGCATGATCAAGTGCGGATACAGACTGTTCAAGTCAAACGAGGCAACCCACTCGTGCATACCAAGGATTGGATCTTTAACGAATGCGCCAGCATATTGACTATCCTTTTCTGCATTTCTGCGTGGAGGAATAACCATATGCTTGGCTTTCAGAGTATTGTATGTGATTGTATCCCACATTCGTACTTGCGAGAACACATCATCATAATTTACTTTAGCGTCATACGCCAAAGTCATCGCAAGTTCAATCAGGCGAATTTTATCTTCGAGTTTCTGAACCAGCTCTACGTCGCGAATGTTATACTCAATAAACTTTTGATAATCAAGTCTATAGAGTTGATGTAGATTTTCATATTCAGAATAGTCTAACTTACGCTCGCCAAGTTCAACGCTACAGATATGATCTAGTTTGTATGACTCTTGATTTGGATTTGCTGAATACTTGCGATAGAGTTCGTAGTAGTCTAGAATTGAAATGCCATAAAGTTCATAGCAAGTTTGTTTCTTGCCACGAAAATTAATTTCACTCGAAGTGACTTTACCCCAGGGCGAAAGTTTCAATGCCTTGTCTTCACCAAACAAGCGAGTGATGCGGTTTACAAGATATGGAAAGTCGAAGAAACGAACGTTCCAACCGCTGACAATATCAGGATAATATAAAGTCCACTTATCAATAAACTTTTCGATAAGTTCAAACTCATCCTGACACTTGATGTATTCAGTATTCTCGAAGGTGTTATTGAAGTCGCCACAACCGAAAACATAATTGCGACCACCCATACCGAGAGTGATGGCGGTGACTTCTTCAGTCGCCTTTGAAGGTTCAGGGAATCCGTTTTCAGATCCAACCTCAATGTCGATATATGCAACACATATCTGACTCAAGTCCCAATCAATTTCTTCTGGGAAGATGTCAGATATGAATGCATACTCATAACGGTTTGAACCGTACACTTCAAAGTTGTTGACATCTTTAAATTCATCCATGAAGTTTCTTGCCTCACGAATGGATTTAAAGACCTTTTCTTCAACATACTCTTTATTCAGAGTTTGCCATTTAGTTGGAGTTGTGGATTTAACATAGAACTTTGGATTGTAATGAACCTTCTTGCGGAATCTCTTACCATCTTTAATCCCGCGAAACAACACATTGTCACCAATAATGGTGACATTAGTGTAAAATGCACTCATACAATCAGTTGTTTTGGAGGAGTTACGATGCCGCCGAACATTGAGTTATAGGTATTCTTGACATCGTCAGAAGCATCGCCAGAAGTAATGATTCTATCGTGAGATATCTTTTTATTACCTTCCATAAGATTACACCAAGGAACGAAACCAAAAGTAAATCCGTCTTGTGCAGGACGAAGCATAATTGAAAGTGGATTCTTCAATTCAATATAACTTTCATTTTCAGAAACAACTTCGCCAATAATTTCTTCGCCTGTAATCAATTTTAAAATTCTAACAGTCATTTAGTTCACCTTTATTTAAATTTACCGACATCTAGTATATCAGATTTGTGCACTTCAACGTAACCTTTTTTACCAGAGACTTTGATTGCCCGCCCTCTAGTTTTGTGCGTTGTGTTTGCTGCAATCAACAACACTATTGCCAACGGATCAAATACAAACACAAGCAATATTATAACCCATCGCACAGCAGAATCAAAATGATTTTCAGCCTCTTTACCATATATCAACTCAGCGATATACTTTAGAGGACCAATTTCAACTTCTTGTTTTTTCTGTTCGGAAAGGAGTTTGTTACGCTCGCTTTTTAATGAAAGAATTTCTTTGTCTATTTCTGATCTATTCATCTCAATC